TAAAAATTATTCAAGCAACTCACACTGGTGAATTGGCGATAAGATTTGGTCGAAAAGTAAGAAACTTGATGAATACAAAAGAATATAAAGGAATATTCCCTGATGTAACACTCAGAACGGATAACCAAGCGGCGGGAAGATGGGAAACTAACCTTGGAGGTGAGTATTACGCGGCAGGTGTGGGTGGTGCAATCACAGGTCGTGGTGCTGATTTGTTAATTATCGACGATCCTCACTCGGAACAAGATGCTTTGTCCGAAACAGCCATGGATAATGCTTACGAGTGGTATACTTCTGGTCCTCGACAGCGTATGCAACCAGGGGGAAGTATTGTAATCGTAATGACTCGATGGTCTGACAAGGATCTTACTGGTCAATTAATCAAAAAGATGGGTGATCTGAAAGCAGATAAGTGGGACATCATAGAATTCCCAGCAATTTTAGACGACGATGACGAAGAAAAGCGTACACCAATTTGGCCACAGTATTGGAAGCTCAATGAATTGGATAAAGTAAAAGCTTCTCTTGTTCCAAGTAAATGGAATGCCCAGTGGCAACAGAATCCAACGCACGACGGTACGAGTATCGTGAAACGCGAATGGTGGAATATATGGGAGAAGAGTGAACCACCACTTTGTGATTACATTATTCAAAGTTATGATACTGCTTTTTCCAAAAAAGAGTCTGCTGACTACTCAGCTATTACAACTTGGGGTGTGTTTCGCCCTGATGAAGGAAAAGAAACCCATTTAATTTTATTACATTGTCGAAAAGGTCGATGGGACTTTCCTGAGCTGAAACAAGTCGCGAAAGAAGAACTTAAGGCTTATAACCCAGATAGTGTGATTATTGAAGCCAAGGCCTCAGGGACACCCTTGATACAAGAGCTTCGGCGATTTGGTGTCTACGCGACAGCTTTCTCTCCGAACCGAGGTCAAGATAAACATGTTCGCTTAAATACTGTCTCTCCCATATTTGAAGCTGGTCACGTTTGGCGACCAGATACCGATTGGGCTGAAGAAGTCCAAGAAGAGATCGCATCGTTCCCTTATGGAGAACATGACGATTTAGTTGACGCAACAACCCTAGCTTTGTTAAGATACAGGCAAGGTAGTTTTGTTCGTTTGTATGATGACGAAGAAGAAGAACCTATAGGAAAACGAAAATATGAGTACTACTAAAAAATTAATTAATCCTGAAGATCGAAGACTGAAACAAAAACTAACGCCTAAGCAAATGATTTTTGTTTATGAATACGTTCACAAAGTTTTATTAGGAGAATGCTCCGCTGCCGAAGCTGCGCGACGCGCGGGCTATTCTCAAAATCGAGCACGTCAAACTGCTACTGATTTATTGAACCCTCACCTCAATCCTTTTGTCGTGGAGGCCATTCATGAGATGAAACAGGATTTGCATCAAATGTATGGTGTGTCTACTGCATCTCATTTAGCTTCCTTAAAACAGATTCGAGAAGAAGCACGAGAACATAAGCATTTTTCGGCGGCCGTGGCTGCTGAGGTGAACAGAGGAAAAGTCGCTGGCTTTTACGATAACAAAGTTCAAAGTGATACACCTTTGGAAAATATGTCCAAGGATGAATTGATCAAAGTTCTAGAGAATTATGACAAGAATGGTATAACTCATGATACCAAACTAATAATTGACGACGATAAGGACGCCATGACCCGCGGCCCGTTGATCGTGGAAGGAGATTAATGTTATCACTACTCAATGTAGCAAGACCGATCGCCATGAAGGCTTTACAGAATCCCAAGATTCTCGGATCGTTGCTCGTGGGTACCTTCGGATCTCAACAAGCCAATGAAATCCAAAATCAATTAAGATTAGGTAACATATCTCTCGATAACATCTATGATACTCTTATAAATTTTGCTGCGTCACCTGCGGTGAGCGCTTTAAGAGATACTCCTTCAGGTCAAGAGTCTTCTCCTGATGAAGCACAGATCGAAGCAGAGAGAAAATTTAACGAAGAATTAAATCGAAGAGTTACTCTTCCCTCACAAACACCAATCGAACAATTGCTATCAACACCACCAACAACCACGGTCCCTGAACCGTTGATCACGCCTGATGTTCCAGAGGAGAAAACAAAAGTAGAAGACGTAGGAATGACAGCATCTCCTGATGCTAAACTTTCCGATTTGATTATGACAATGAAAGGTGATAATAATGAACAAGATGAAACAAAGTCTCTTACAACTAGCCAAAGCGAAAAGGGAAAAGAACCAATTACGCAAACCCTTGAATCGTCCACAGCGCAACTTGGATCAGAGTTACAGCAATCTGACCAAGGAAGAAAAGCAGAGACTATTAGCGAACTACCTCTAGTAAAGGCTTCTCAAGAACAAGGTGTTACTTTTTTCTCAGATATCTTAGGTGGTGAATTATATGTTCCTAAAAAAAGTTATGAACAGTTGTTGGATACTTCTGATGCTATGGAAGCAACAAAGATATTCGATGAAAAGAGAACAGGCAATTTTGAAAATCATATCTTTACGAGCATACCGACATTTAAAGAAGCACAGATAGCCACTGCTGAAGCTATTGCAAAGACTCTTCCTAAAGACGGAACCATTATTGATATTGGTGGAACCGAAGGAGGTTTTGTGAATACGATTGCAGAACTCAATCCTGATATCGAAGGAATCGTTTTAGATCCTAATCCCAAAGCTGAAGAATCTTTCTTAAAACAAAAATTACCGAACACAGAATTTATTCGAGAAGCATTTACTACGAACCCTGAAGATTTTGGTAAATATGCTTTTACAGAAAAAGGAGTTGATGTGGATTATTTTGATCCTAAAGATATTCCAGATAACTCTGTTGATGCCTTTTCGGAAAAAATGGTATTTCAATTTATTGACAATCAACGAGCAGATAAAATTAAATTATTAAAATCAAAGTTAAAACCTGATGGATTTGCAATCTTTGAGGAAAAGTTTTTTACTTCTAAAGATGATCCAGTTTGGCAAGAGAACGAACAAAAGAAAAACGAATTTAAATCTCAGTATTACGATCCTGAACAAATTACCGAAAAAGAAGAAATTGTTTTAACTGGAATGAATGAACGACAAGTTCCTTCTGATTTATTTGAAAGAGTATTGAAGAATAATTTTAACAATGTTGTACAATATTGGGATTCAGGTAATTTTAAAGGATACGTCGCTTCTGATAGTGCTGATACGATAACAAAGTTTTTAGATAATATGGTCGATTTAAACAGTGAGTACTCAAATGTTGTGACTCCTAACTTTATTACAAAAACAATCGATAAAAAACGAAGAGGAGGACCTATATCGATACCAAAAATAGACATGTTGTAAATGGTCGATTAGGTGATATAAATTAAATTATGGCAGATAATATTGATAAAGGACTCTATCAAACAGGAGCTCCTGAACTAGAGATTCTTAAATCCGAAACAGAAGTCGAGATCGACGGTCAACGAATACCGACTCCTGAAGGATTAGAAATTGAAATGAGCGAAGATGGAGGGGCAACTCTTGACTTTGATCCTATGTCCGACATTCCTGAAGAAGTTGAGTTTTATTCAAACTTAGCTGAAGTCATGGACGAAGGCGAATTAGATCGCTTAAGTGATGAATTACTTTCTGAATTAGAAAATGATCGATCTTCTCGTAAGGATTGGGAAGACGGATATATCAAAGGTTTAGATTTATTAGGATTCAAATACGAAGAGAGAACTAGACCTTTCCAAGGTGCGAGTGGTGTTACACATCCTTTGTTAGCTGAAAGTGCCACACAGTTTCAAGCAACAGCGTTTAAAGAACTTTTACCCGCAGGGGGACCAGTCAGAACTGTTGTTATGGGAGAAGACACTCCAGAAAAATATTCTCAGTCACAACGTGTGCAAGAGTTTATGAATTATCAATTGATGAACAAAATGGAAGACTACACTCCTGAGTATGATCAAATGTTATTTTATTTACCTCTCGCAGGTTCGACATTTAAAAAAGTTTATTACGATGAGTTAATGGATCGACCAGTATCGAAGTTCGTTCCTGCGGAAGACTTAGTTGTCAACTATGGAGCTAGTGATTTAGATTCTTGTGAAAGAATTACTCACATCATCAACATGAGTTACAATGACTTTAGAAAAAAACAAGTTTCAGGTTTTTATAAAGATATCGAAATCATTCCTTCAGAAGTAGATCGCTCGGAAGTACAAAAGAAGTATGATGATATTGAAGGTGTAAAACCTTCCTACATTGACAAAGAAGTAAGATTATATGAATTCCATACCTCTCTAGACCTAGAAGGTTTTGAAGATATAGGTGTGGATGGTGAGCCCACAGGAATTAAAATACCCTACATTGTAACAATTGAAGATAGTTCAGGTAAAATTGTTGGTATTCGTCGAAACTATGAAAAGGATGATGAGAAAAAATTAAAGAAAAGATACTTTGTTCATTATAAGTTTTTACCAGGTTTAGGTTTTTATGGTTTTGGTTTAATTCATTTAATTGGATCTTTATCAAGAACAGCTACAAAAATTTTACGACAATTGATTGACGCAGGTA